GCTGATCTATTTTTTCTTCTGCTTTTTGTTCTACAGTTTCTTCTCTGTAGTCGTTCATTAGAGCTTCAAGTGGATTTTGAGGAACTTCTATTTCTTTTTCAGAAGTAGGTTCATCTAACTTCACTTAAATCTCTTTCTTTATTTCTTCTTCGTTAGGCATAGTTATCTCCTATGTTGGCGTTATTCTTAACTCAATAACGTATGTTTATATTTGCTGAGATACTACTTCAGAACTTTCGAGTGAAGCAATGATCTCATCATCATTTACTATCACCATTTTGACATTTTGTACAGATATGCGTGCACCTGCATAACGACCAAATAAAACCCAATCTCCTACTTTACACCAAGGTGCTTTTCTATCACTATAACATTCAGGTCCCATTGCTATTACTTGACCTACACTATTTAAATAAGCTTGTGTATCTTTATTTTTATCTGGTAAATAAATACCACCTTTTGTTTTAGATACAGGTCCTTTTGGTCTTATTAAAATTCTATATCCAACTGGTTGTGGAACTTTTGTAGGTGTAGGTACGTCATCTTCTGTAGCCCATGCTTCATTACTCATCATCTTCTATTTCTCCTTTTTTATATTTTTCAATTATCTCATTAATAATTTGTAGAGATTTATCTAAACCTTGACCGTAGCCATAGTTTCGTTTAAACTCCTCTATGTTATCTACACCTTTTGACAACAAATTATTACCTAATTCTTCTTTATGCTTTTTTATTTGGTTCTTGATCGCTTGTAGTAGTTTTTCCATTTACCATTTCTTTCAGTTTATTAAGAGCATCATCAAATGATGCATTTAATTTTTTAGATGCTAATACAAATTGTTTTGGTTTAACTAAACTTATTGATATTTTTTTATTTTCTAAAAACTTTTTAGCTTGTCTTATTTCTTCAGCCTTAATAGCCATATTACTTATCACGTTTTGCAATTCGAGAAGCTGCCTCCACTATCTTAGCTTTCACTTCAGCATCTTTTCTAGCTTGTTGTCTCTCATTAGTTTTAACACCTTCTTCAAATCTTGCTTTACGAATACCTAATTCTTCTTTTTTCATTTGAAGATTAGCCATTTTCTCTTGCATATCCATTTGCATCTGTTGTTGCTCTGGACTTGGCGGCATACTACCCATTAAATTTTGTGCCGCTTGAGCTGCTGCAGCTGCAATTCTATTTTCTTGCTCAATTGGAAGTGGTTTAGTTTCTTTATCTAAAAATTCTTGATTAAATTGACCACTTGATACTGGAATTCCTTCTTGAACTTGAGCTTGCATTTGTTGTTGATATAAAAATGCCATGTGTTGACCCATATGTGCTAACATTTGACCATATAAAGCTTGTTTCGCTTCAGGTGTTCCACCAAATCTAGGATCATTTATGAATTGTTGATGCACAATAAGATGAGCTTGATGGTCTTGTTCTTCAAAAACTTGAATAGGTTTACCATTTAAGAGTGCCATGTTCTCAGAAACTGGATCTCTACGAGGAGTTTCTTTATCATCTATTAATAAATTCTCATAATCAGGTACATTTAACGATTGTAAAAATCTTTTATAAGCTTGTTTTACATCAATAATCTGTGGAGCTTGTTGTGCTAATTGAAGTCCAGTCTGTGCTAAAGCAATTCTTTGAGCAGAAGATGAAATATTAGGATCAGATACTGGTACAACATCAATTGCTTGATCAAAATCTTTTCTTCTAATGATTTTTTTCTCACCAATTGTTTCATATGGATACTCATCATCTAAATATTCTCCATTTATTTCATAAATTAATTTAAATTCTCTACCTTGAGCTTGATGCAATCGTTTATGTATAGCAGAAAATACTTTAGAACCCTGTTCTATAAGAGCAATAGTAGTTCCTACTGGACCCGATCCTGCAGATTGACCTACCATTGCATCAGCGATTGAAGCAAAACGTCTACCTGATTCTGTCATTACTCCTAAAAGTTGAAGTAAAGTAGGAGAAGGTTCTTTAAATGGAAGTGGAATAAATGATTTTCTTAAATCATCTCCATAAGCTTCTACTTCTACCCACTCTCCTGGAGATATAGTTAAATCTCCACCTTCAATTCTTGCTCCCTTAGCTCTGAATCCACCATTTAAATTTGCAAATGCTGCTGAGTCAAGTAAAGCTCTTAAAGCTCCAGTGCTCGCATGCTGTAGACCGCCGATCATTTGTATTAAACCAAATCCATAAAAACCTAAACCTGGTAAATATTTATAATGAATAAAATAAGTTCTTTTACGTTTTAATTGATCTTCTTCTTTCCAGTTACGTCTAATTGATAATACAATTTGCATATCATAATCAATTGTAACAATATATGGTAATGCAATTCCATTTTTATCTTCTCCTAAATCTAAATCTACGTGCATTTCTAAAATAGTATGTAATCTATCAGCAGATGATGGAGACATACCTTCTAATCTTTGAAGTGTTGCTTGAATTTGATCGTCTGTATTTAAATCGCCTTGTGTTTTAGATAAAGCAACATCTCTATAAAATCCTACAACTTGGTATCTTCTAATTTCATTTACAGATAATTTCATTACTTGTGTATATCTTTCAGCAGTTTGTAAATCTGTATTTTGATATGCAATTACAAAATCTTCTGCTGGTACAAATTTTGCACAAATTCTATCTAATGTATCATCAAAATATATTTTTTTAAATGCTGAACCAGATAATGATAAATAAAATAACATTTGATCTAATTCATTAAAGTAATCAGGTATTTGTGTAGTAAGTTGATAATTCATAAAATCTTCAACTCGTGAAGCTTGTTCTATTTTTTTATCAGTAATCTTACCAATGATTTGGGTTTTCACGGGCCCACCAGCAGGGAATAACTCTGCGATAGCTCTAGCTTGAAATTGTGTAGCAGCTTCTGCAAGCAATGGGTGATGTACTCCAGAAGCTCCCGGAAATGGATCGTTTCTATCTTCAACAATTACACCTAACATCTTTAGACCTTTAGAGTATTGGTCTTCCCATTCTTTTCTTGAAGATTTATCATCTTCATAAGCTGTAATTAATTGTTTTCCAATTCTTGAAACTTGAAAACTATCTAAAGTTTCTGCAAGATTTTCATAATGATCACTTTCAAAAGCTTCTTCAGCTTTATCAGTTTCATCTTCATTGATGTCGACAGTAATCTTCTTACCTTCATCATCGGTATATTGCAGTTTCTTTTTATCTAGTTCAACTTCAAGTGCCATATTATTTTTTCTTTTTACGTTTAGGAAATCCTGCTTTCATATTTGCATATGCTTTAGCAGATATAGTAGATTTAGATTTAGGTCTACTAATTCCTAATTTTTTTCTTCTATTTATATTTGCGTATAGTCCTTGTTTTTTTTTCATGGGTTTACTAGTTTGTTGTGGAAAGTTAGGTCTTGCCAATGGCATTACTTTTTCTTTCCTTTTTTAATTACACCTCTTGCCATTAAAATATCTTTTTTAGTAACTTTACCGTCACCTGACATATCTGGAAAAGATTTTTTATTTTTCTTTTTTTTCATTATTTTTTTCCTTTTCTTGCTTCTGATAAAGCAATTGCTATAGCTTGTTTTTTTGATTTAACTTTTTTCTTTGATTTTCCAATGTTAAGTTCTCCCTTTTTATATTCTTTCATAACTTTAGAAATTTTATTTTGTGTTTTTGTTTTTTTCATTGTTTAATACCTCCGGGTTCATACCCTATACATCTATCGTATAGTATAAAACAAAAAATCACTGGAATAAAGCTAATTATTCCAGTGATTAAACAATCAAAAAGGATCTTATTTTGAGAAGTTTGCTTTGTAATCTTCAAAAGAATCTTTCCAGAACTTTTGAACTTTCTGATTATAGTCAGTCCAGAAGCTCTTAACTTTACTATAATCTAAATAATCTAAAGGGTTAAACATAATTATTCTCCTATTGTTAATAACTATATAGTTATTTTTTTTGACATTTACAGGCCCCTAATAGAACACAAATACCTATTCTTAAATAATATATACAATTTATTTTTGATTTGGAATAAACCATTTATCAATACTATCATCAAAATCTCTGTAGTCTATTGTAATTTCATCTCCTATATTTATATCTTTTAAAGCAATTCCATCATCATTAACACTTGGCTCATCACTATGATTTATATATTTTTCGTGATCAATTCCTAAAACTACAATTTTAGATCCTTTTTCTCTTTCATAAGCATAGTTATCAATAAGTCTTGCAAGAGCTAAAGGCATTCTAGGTAAATTTTCTTTATCAAATTCTATTTCAAATTCAGGTCTTACTTCTTTTATTTTTTCACCTTTCTTTACATTCTCTTTTGAAAAAACTCCTACACCTTCTATTTTACTTTTATCCAAGTAAGTATCAATTAAAAACATAATACGATTAACGACATCTCCATCTTCTTCTAGCTTGTCTTAATCTACTATTAGGATCTTTTGCTGCTTTAGGAAACATTTTCATTTGACCAGCTGATCTCGCACAATAAGATTTTCTTCTTGAAGCTCTTTTACCACTAGGATTTTTTTCTGTAACTGCTGTTGATAATTTAGAACCTGGATTAGCTCGTCTATATGCCATAACACCTTTACGTGTCATACCAGCACCAGATTTAGTAGGTCTAAAATTTCCAGATTTTACAGAAGTCTTAATTGGATTTTCTTTTCTCATATTCTACCTTGTCCGTTATATTTTTTTTTACTCACAGATTTATTTGGTCTTTTAGAATGTCTTCCAGGTCTTTTCTTTTTAGTCCTTTTAAAAAATAAACCAGTTCCGTATGGATTACTTTTTTTTGCCATTTTTCTTTTTTGGCTTTTTAATATTCATAGACTTTTGTAAACGACCTAAACCTGAACCTGAACCCGCTGACATCTTCATACTTTTTTACTCTTATCGTAAGGATTTGGTTTATCTTTATTTTGGAATCTTTCTCTACGACCTTGAGGGTATACATCTTTTTCTAATGGAGATTTTTCTTTAGAAATTGGAACTACTTCAGCAACATCTGAATCTTCTTCCATATCATCTTCCATATCATCTTCTCTTGATGAATCTTGATCTTCCATATATCCTTCATCATCAAATAATTTTGATTTTGATATATTTTCAAATTCTACATCTAAAATATCTTTAGTAACTTCTTTAGTTGTTTTTGCCATAATTAACCTCTTGATCTATCTTGACCTTTTTTAAAACCATTTTCGTCAAATGATTCAATGCTTCCTATATATTTAATATCAGGATTAAAGTAAAGGTCTTTACCTTTATTTTTTTGTTGTTCTTTCTCAATGTAATCTTTTTCTTCTGGAGTTAAATAGTAATCACCTTGAAGTGCTATACCTTCGTCTATTAAATCAACAGTTGGAGTTTTTTTTACCATTTTTTTTCTTCATATTAGACTTAGAAGGCATTAAACCTTTTTCTAATTTTTTGGTACTTATTTTTTTAATCATCATCAGCTTCTTTAATGATGATCCCTTGTGGTTTGATTCCAATTAAACCTTGCATAAAATTTTCACGATCAACTTTTTCTTGATCTACTTGTTTTACAATATCATTTCCATTATCTTGCATTGCTCTTTTAAGCATAGCAGCATCTTCTTTAGCACTTGGAAACTTTTCATAAAATCTTTTATTAGAAGCTTTTACATCTTCTATTCCATATTGTTTATTATTCTTCGCCATCTAAATCCTCCGGTTTCGATAATCTTTGTGAAACTATACCTTGAAAACAAGTTTGTGTAAAGCTAGGAATCATCATATCAGATATAGGGTTTTCAGGGTGATCTGCATAGTAAGATATACAAGGAGTTCCTTTCTTATCCCATGCTACTAAAGCGTATCCTTTTAGATCCATTCTATCTGTAATAGCTATAGCAGCACTGTGTAAACAATCTATAACTTTATCATTCTCATGACGAGCTAATACTCGTGATGATGGCTTTCTATTAAAAACGTTAAGAGTAATAACGTTTGTGTTTCCTGTATTTTGTAACTTTTTCGTCATAATCTTCTTCAGGGTCATCTGGATGTACTACCAAAAATCCTTCTCGTATTCGCATAAGAGCTTGTACACAAGTATCATGTACGTCATCATGTTTTCCGTAAGGAAATTGAGCAGATTCCTCTATTACGTCTTTAGTCCATTCTTTATCAAGTGTAAAGACTAATCCTCCTTCAAACATACTTGCAACTCCGTGTGTTCTTGAAACTTTATCTCGTTCAGGAGAAAATGTAATAACAGGAACACCTGATCTTCTCATATCTTGTATTAAAGATTGACCTGAGGCTCGTTTTTCAATGAGCACTCCATCGGGCATCCATTCTCTATAACTCTCTTGTGCACGTTTTCTTAAATCTGGATATTCTAATCTTTCTTTCCATGCGTCTAATAATATACATGCAGCATAAGGTTTATTTTCTTGATCTCGTGCTGTAAAAACTCCCCATGTGGTACATGCACTAAAGTCAGCGGTTGATGATGTACTAAAAGCAGTGTCATAAGATTGAAGCACATAACTTAATACTGGAATTTTTTTTTCGTTATATATATTCCACCAATCTCTTTTAATAATAGAACCTTCTTCATTTGAAGGTTGTTGTTGATAAAGAGATTGCCATACTCGTTGACCTACTGTATTTTTTATTTTTTCTAAATCTTCTATAGAATAAGCTTCTGGCCATAATGCATTACCATCAGCATCAATGGCCGGTAGATCAAGAACTTTCCACTTCTCTTGTGAATCTTGTAAAATGAAACCTGCTAAATCGTCTTGATGCCATCGTGTTTGAATTAATATTATTTTACCACCAGGTTGTAATCGTGTATATGCAACTGATTTATACCAATCAATTAAATTTCTACGTTGAACTTCTGACTCCGCATCCTCTCTTCCTTTTATAGGGTCATCTATAATTAATAAATGCGCACCTCGACCTGTAATTGCTCCTCCAGCACCGACTGCACTATAAGTTCCACCCTGCATCGTATGAAAACGTTTTGCACTTGTAGAGTCAGAACGTAATCCTACTTGTGGAAATACTTTATTAAAATCCGGCGATTGAACTTGGTTTCTTACTTTACGACCAAAGTCATCTGCTAACTCTTGAGCATAAGTCGCTTGTATAATAAATTCGTTTGGATTATTTCCAAGATACCATGCGGGAAAGAACTCACTACATAACATAGATTTTCCATGTCGTGGTGGCATAAAGACCGCAAGTCTTTTAATTTCTCCCGCTTCTAATAATTCTAAATTTTTAGCAATAAGTTGTATATGCGCAGGATCCTTGTATCCCGGGTACATATGTTTAGCATATGATAATAAATTTTTACGAGATACATTAGTTGTTAAAAGATTTTTAAAAAATTCTATAGCTTCAAGCGCACGTTTATCTTTAGTTTTCTGATAAAGTGTGATTGCTTCGTTCAACTTCTGTTTTACTGTCTGTTCTAGCATTTTGTTGTCCTGCTCCTATCGCACCTTTTTGATTATATATATTAAACAATTCTTTTAATTTTATAAAGGGATCTCTTTTTTTAGCTAATACTAATTCCCATGCTTCTGATTTTTGACCTATTTTTCCTAGGTACCATGCTATTTTTTGTATATCTTTTATTTTTAAATTTTGCATACGTTCACTATGAAGATCATTAGGGTCGTTAGGATTTCCCTCGTTATATTTTCTTGCTTTAAAAGTTTCATCATTATTATTACCAGTAATGTCAGCTCTATCGTGTATTATATCTATATCTATATCTCTCATAATATCTAAACTATAAGCTATCTCGCTGATCCACGCATCATTTTGACCATGTAGACTAATATGATCTAGGAGCATAAACCAATCTCTAGGAAAGATTGGAAATATCGCATAAGGATGTGATGTTTGTTCTCTTACACGTAACACACGAAAATTGGATCCACGGTCCATTATTTTAGTATCCCAATTTTGAGTAGTCATTATCGCATCATCGTTAAAGAACATTAACCATTTACCATGAGCATAAAGAGCTAAAGTATTATTATATTTATGAATGTTCTCATATCCCATAGGTTTAAAAGTAAGTACGCCTTGATTAGGATACGATGTTGACTTTAAAAAATTTATAGTATCAATATCATCATCGTCTACAGCAAATAGAAATTGTAGCTTATCGGGGTGTTTAGAAGTTTTAATTAATGACTCTATCGATTTTTTTAAAGTTTCTACTCGCTTGCGTGTAGGAAGTAATATTGTAATGTTGATCATTCGTATACCCTAGAGCTTATAAACTCTAGGGTAAACAAAAAAGTTTATTTATTCTTCGTCAGAATCATCATCGTCTGAGTCAAAATCGTCTTGATCATTGGATCCTGAATCAGTATCAGAGTTATATTTATCTTCTAAATCGTTCAGAAGATCATCTATTTCAGCTTGTTTGTCTCTAATGCTTTCGACTATACTCTCGAAAGATTTTTTCTTTTTAGCCATAGTAGCCTCGTTGTTATGGTTTGAGACAGTCACTATACAAATAAATTTATAAAAGAAAAGAAAATTATTTTTTATTTATTTCGTAGAACATCTTGTCGCTATCTTCAGATATAAAATCTTTATTTTCGACATTCCAGTAAGAAGTTTGAACTTTATAGTCAGGCCAATGTGTTGAAGTAGTAAAGCTAGGCACGTTCCAAAGAATACGATTATTAGGCTGAATAGCATAATTACCGTTATCAAGTGCCAAAAGATGTCCGCACTTATGTTCTTGGGGTATTTCACTATGCTCAGTATCGATAATATTAGGCTCTGGATGAGCCCAGTCAATCGTAAATAAATATTCACCAGCATAAAATTTTTTATCTACCCCAAGATATTTACATTTTTGTCCAATTAAAAAATCAAAGCTATTAATACTAGGATAATAGCTAAATGAATTCCATAATTCAAGATCAACGAGATTTTGATTCGGAACTCTGCTGCATTCAAATCCTTTTTGAATAAAAGCAGAGATAGGTAGTCGCCAAAAGATTGCACCATTTGTAAGTAACGTATGAAATAGTACAGCCCTACCTGGTATGCTTGCAATACCAAAGACCACACAGTCTTCAGTTTCTCCTTTATTGTGTTTGAGATCATATAGATATTCCCTCCTTATTTGACAATAAATTGGCGGGATACTAGCATTTAAATACGACATTGAACAGATAGTATCTTTTTACAAAAAATTTTTATACAAAATTTTTATATGGATACCGGTTATTCATCATCTTTTACTTAGTCTTTATCTAGTAATCCGCCAAAAAGATTTTAAACTTTATAGAATTATTTTCATTTAAACTTAATACGATTTTTATAGATCACTGATCCTAGATTTATTTTTTCTTTTTATTTAATTCTTGAATTTAGGCTGAAGAGCCGTGTATCATTTGCCGCAAGCATAAAAAAAGCGGCAGAGATTTATTTCCCTGCCGCTTTTATTTTAATTATTTATTTTAAATTGCTGATAAGATTTTCGAAGTATTTTTGATTGTCGATAATCTCAGGTGATACTTTGTTATTTTTAATAAACTCTTTATTTGAGTTTAATAAATCTAAGTACAAAGATTTTTTCTTAACATCTAAAAATAAACTATCATCAACTAATAAATTACATTTTTTAAATCTATTGTTGCTAGTAGTATCATAATCGATATCCACTTTACGATATTGACTATTGAAAGCTTTATCGATAGTTGTTGAGAATTTTGCATTTTCGTAAATGGAAAATGCTTTTGATTTTGCTCTCTTTGTATTTACCAATCTGAAGAGAATTTTTTTAGTTGATTTCTCTCTTAAAGATAATGCAACTTTATTTTCTACGATTGATTTTTTTTCTACTTTCATTTTTTTCTCTCTTTCTGATCTATTAACTCTAATAATTATTATTAGATATAAATTAATAGATTGATTTATTTATATATATGTAATTACAAATTAGAACAATAAAAACACTATTAAGGAGATAAAAATGCTTTAACATTGTACTACTTTTGTTCTATTCGCCTATAAGTAGTATTTAAACACTTATAAGAAATAATAGAAATATAATAAAAGCTATGCTTATAATATGCCTAAAGAAATATATCATTTTAATAATTAGTTTAATTAATAATTAATTATTCTTATTCGATCAATTTAATACTTAATAATTAATCAATTGCTATTTTTTTTAATAATTCGGATCCCTGATGATCCGTTCGGTGCACTTGTGTCAAGGATCCCTGCGGATCCGTAAGGACGGTTGCGGCTTGTTGTTGCGGCTCAATATCATCAACCTTATCACCTAGCATCATGGCGCCTGCATCATCAATCAACAACCCGTGATCCACGCGGATTTGGGTCAAGTACTGAGTCAATTCTTCTTCGTTCATTGCGTCAAGACTATTTGTTTTAATTTCTTTCTTCTCAACCAAGAACCCTAGTAGCTGAGCTTTTAACCTTATCGCATTGACTGCTGCGGAGTATTGACTATCTTTTAAAGCATCCTTGATCAACAAGTCAAGTCTTTCAACCTCTTTTGACACAGATTCATTCGTCAAGCGCCTCACGTCCGTGCGCAGTCGGTCAATATACTGTATAATTTTATCTTTCTTTAAGTTGCGTGCAGCTTGTACGTGTGCTGATGTAGGACTATATCCTGCTTCAATAGCCGCTTCTCTCTTACCTTTTCCTGCTGCTATACCCTCACAGAACTTTTTTTCAAGATCCGATAAAGTAGCTTCGTTTGTTTGATTGATTAGGTCTAAACTTATCGCCATATTTATCCAATATAGCGATTAATTTTTTATTGTCTATTAAGAATATGAAGGTGGGTATTTAGGGAAATACTCTGGTGTTCCTCTATAATAGTAATTTGCTTCAAGACCTTGGTTACAAGAAGTTATTTTTTTACCATACAATTTATTAAATAAAGCACAAGCACGATTAGCTTTTCTAGGATCTTTAAACAAAGTTTTACCTTCTTTTACTCTCTCTCCTGCAGTAAAATACCAGCCACCTTCTTCTTGTCCTCCTTCTACTCTATCAATAGAATAGATAGCTATTTTCCAAAAATTAGTAGTTGTCATGTCTATATACCTGTGCGTCTACACGTTGAATACTTGCGTCAATTTCTTTACGTCTTTCACGATGCATTCTATCTATAACCTCCATAGCACGATAACGAATAGCTACATCGTCCATATTAGTTTCAGTATAGTATACAACTTTATCATCTTCAAAGATAACATAGCCATCAATAGTTTTATCTATTGCATGACCACGATATAGACCTATATTATAAGCTAACTTCATTTTCATAGTTTCTCTCCTTTTTATATTTAGTTTATAATTTTAGTATAAGAATAAAAATACAATCTAATACAATATTAACTACTCATTATGTCTTTTATTTTTTCTAAATCAGAACCATCATCACTTAAATCTTCTTTAGAAAAACCAAAACAAAAGACTTCTCTTGCATGTCTTTTAATTTCTTCTATAGGAACTTGATCGTATGGTTTTTTATATATTTCCTCAATAAAATCTTTAAAATTAATAGTTTCAGGCATTTTTAACCTCTTTTAAATTTTTAATTTTAATGATGTAGTTATTAAATTTAACTACATTAAAATTGGTATTATATCTTTTACAAAAACCTTTTAATTGAAAAACTAATTCTTCATAAGTATCAGTATCTCCAATTACTTGTGCTAAATCTTCAAAATGTTGTTTAGTTAAGCTCATTTTTTTTATCTCCATAAATATAATCAATTCTTGCAGGCACGACCACATTGTCATCGCAAGGTTTACAGCATTCACCTTCTTTTTTTACTGGATAAGGGTTATTACCCCAACCAATAAATTTTTCTCCGCAAATACAACAAATTTTAGCTTCTGTCATATTTTTTACTCCTTATAATAGATTGGCGTAACTGTTCATTACGCCAATTACTATATTCTCTATTGCCACGAGAGAGAGAAAAAGCAATAAGAATTCCTGTAATTATTAATCCACTAAGTATTATTAACATTGTTTTCTTCTAATTGTTTATAAATACCAGCATCTACTAATTGTTTGTAAGCACCTTTTTTAGTTCTTTTAAGACCTGGAAAATATCTTGCTAAAGTTCTAACAGTAGAACCTTTACTTGGACTACACATAATGTGACCAGTTTCTACTTCTGATTTAAGCATTTGTAAGCACATAATAATCTGAAAGTTCATTCTTTCTTCTTGATTATTAAAAGTTATCATAGTCATATTTTTTCTCGCTTTCTTTTAATTTTAAAATAATAAAAAATTTTTAACTAAATACAATAAAATATTAATTAATGGATATTATATCTTTTAATTGTAAATTCAGCAAAAGCTTTTTCCAATATATCTGATTTTCTTAATATTTCATCAACTTCTGGAAGAGCTAATAAAAGCAATATGTACCTAAGTTCTTTACGAGTGTAACCTTCTTTTTCTTCTAAAAATTCCAATCTAAGTTTAACACCATCATTTAATTTTTGTAAATCGTTATCATTTTTCATATTAAAATTATAAATAAAAGCAACTCCTCTCATTATTTTATCAGATAAATAAGATGGAAAATCTGCATATTTTTTTTCTTCTGACATATATTTCTCACTTTTTGTTTAAATTAAAGATAGGCGAGTATCTAAAAATTAACTCGCCTATCAAATGACTACTTTATTAATTTAATTAATAAAATATCAATATAATACAACTATTTTAAAGTATAAGTTGATTTCTGAGATTTAGCTGCAGAAGTTGCCTTATCTTTATCTTCAGTTGCTATAAAACCTCTTTCTCTATCCCAATCTAAATCGATTGTCTTACCACCTGCTTGTAAGAAATCTCTGATAGACATACCTGTTTTATATAGACCAAATCTTTTGTAACCAGCAGAACCTTCTCTTTTAGGGTTCTTAGCTACAACAACTTGTATCTTAGCATCTCTGTCGTATTTATATGTACCCTTAAAATCTTTAGGGTCCATAACTTTTCTAGCTTTAGGTTTAGCCACAACTGGTTTAGTTTCAGTTTTTGGCGTTATCTTTGGCTTTTGTGCTACATTAAGCATAGCTTTCTACCTTTCTATTTATTGTTTAATTACGAATATATTATACAACCGATAATATACTAAAACAATAAAATATCCTAATTATCATTTCTACTATAGAGAAATATTAAATATAATATTAACATTTCAAAATTAGCCTTGCGAGCAGCCTCGGGAAGGTATTGGCTGCATATGTAAGTTCAATGACTAGAATCATTGGTATTAAAGGAAAGGTATTGGCGGTATTGGCTCTAAAAAGTGTGCCAATACCACTAGAATCATTGGTATTCGCTGATAGTAGTGAAAAGGTATTGGTATTGGCTATTTTTCTAAAAAAATATTTTATAAAATTATTTTTAAAATTCCACTATAGTAAAACTCACAATTAGAGAGCAATAAGAAATAATAGCAATATAATCAATCCTAGGTATATAAATTCACGAAAAAAGTAAATCAATGGAAAATCCTTAAATTATTTAATATTTACTTATTATATTAGTTTTTATTAAGGAATTACAAGTATCTTTATTCGTTCCTATTTATTTCAAGTAAAGATATGATTGCAGATATGTTACTTGTAGAACTCACTTGAGCTTTAAGTATATCATTCTCTTCAAGAATAATAGGTCCTTTTGCAAAATTACAAGTCGTAGGTCCAGTTATTGATCCATGAGCCACGATATAAGTCGTATTGGCACTTGCGTCAGTTACAAAGAACTGAACAGTTCTGCTCCCAGTTTCGTTTACAACCTGAATGTTTTGTATAATAGCTCTACTATCACTTGGCGTAGTATAAATGCTAATTACATTCGCATTCGCTGGATCATAAAATGCATTTTTATATATATTTGCCATTATGTTAAATCATACCATTTTAATAAACCTGATACATCTCCATTAGCAGTTCCAGGTCTTACACCTAATGTTAAAGTATCTGACACGCCTGCAATAGTTTGTCCAAGTTGATTTGCAAAAGCTATAAAATCACCACCTAAAGTAAATGGCGCAGTTTTACCGCCTAAATAACCACCAGCAATTCTAGTTCCTGTTGCAGTTAAATCAACTGTAGTTAAATCATATTCAACATTATCACTAAAACTTGAGTATGAAAAGGCAGAAGATGGTGTAGCATTAACAAATAATCCCCATTCAAAATCTCCATTTGATATGTTTAAAACATCTACTCCTGATGGAACTATAACAGCATAGGGTCTTGCTGTTTTGATTCTAATCGTTGCAATATTATAATAAGTATTTGCTGTAGCTAAATTTACACCAGCACTCACAGTTGCTGTACTAATCATTTGTTCTTCTCCCTGTGGAGAATAACCACCCTCAGAAATACACGAAGAACATATTTGTTGTAATGTATAAGTTCCAGCTGTTAACGTTCCAGCTCTTTCAATTTCATAACGAATAGGTAGATTTGCCGTTTGCATATAAACAGTTGTTAAACTATTCGCATTATAAAAAGTATGAGCCGTGATCAACTGTCCATTAATAACGAAACCTACTCTAACAGAACCTACTCCTAACCATTCTATATCTATAAATAATATATTAGATGTTGCTGGATCTAGTGTAAATCCACTTGCGCCAGTTCCATCTAATTTATCACCATTCCAAGATGATTGTGATATTTCAGTATCAACAGAAACTCCCGATGTATAAGTTCGTCTGACTATTTTAAGTGTAGTTCCATCTGCTGTAAAAAATATTCCATTATTAGCATCGAACATTCCAACTTTTTGTTTTAGATTGGCTGTTAAAGTATTCATTACAAAAGTATTAAAAATAAGTAATGATTTACCCGGCTGATAAGACATCACTCTTTTAGATTGTCTTATTGTTTTAGATCCCACTGCCTCTGTTACATTTAAATTAACTGTAGATTTATTAGCTGTATAAGTAACACTTCCACCATTTGCGGTTGATGGATCAAATAAACTATTCTGAGACATGATACTCTTACTGTCAAAAATAGTTAAAGGATTAGAAACTCTTAATCTTCCAAACGCATCTGTATTATTACCACCTATAGCAATATAAGTAGGATTATTAGGTCCTGAATTTACATTATCGCAACTCATCTCATGAAAAACCAAGTTTTTCTATCTTCTAAATCTTGAATATCTTTAGGATAGGTAGAGTTTAAAATTTTAATAATATCTAATAAGTCTTCAATGAGTTGATTAAAATCAACAGAAGCATATTCTTCGGGTGCATTATTAAGACGTGTAAGTGGTATTTTAGCCATAGTTTATATGGTATATTTGATCAATACACTTGTACAGTTAAGAATTACTCCTTAACTAATTCTTCTTGAGTGTTTACCATCTCTTGTTCGATACTCTTAATCTCTTTAGAAAGATGAATCATACCTAGAGTTACTTGATAATGAGCTAAAAATTCACTTGCCCATTTTGCTTCAAGTGCTCTCTTTTTGTTCAAAAGATTTAGTAGTTTTGTCTCCACTATTCTTTATCTCCTCAATGGTAAGATAATTAGATGTTTCACTAATTAACTTATCCATATATTTCCAGTCGAAATGTTTAAGTGGAATTTTCCACAACAATTCTTCTGCTTGTTCTAAACTATCACATTCACATTGTCCCGAGGCGTAATATCCTCCTCGTCTGAATTGATAGCGCACAATCATTTAGATTGGCATACCACATTTTATATGTAATGTAAATAGCTATTTAAACCAATGAGGAACGCCGTTTTTCCACGTTGCGAACTTAATTTTTTCTTTAATGTAAAAAGTCTTATAAGCTGTAATTGGATTTTTGTGCTTATATTCGTCAGGCATACAAAGTGGTATAGGAGTTGCTCTTATCTCTGGAATATTATGAGGTGGAATAGATAAATGAGTAGCTAATTTGATCCATGACGCATGAGTTTTGCTATATCTTTCTTCGTACTCTTTACATAGATTATACCATAACTGCCATAACCATTGATAATTCTCTACACTAGAGCGTGTCCATATATTACTTGGGTGATTGATATGACTCGCTAAATACAGGCTATTTTCACGTGAATCGTCAAGCTTCCATACTCTTACTTGTCTCTTACCCGACTTGCTTGATCCACGGCTCTCTATTCCATCACAAAGCCGGTGGGCTGTAGAGAGTAATTGCGCATATTCGATAATCATCTTAACTACGTGTTTATCGCAATGATACTCTGCGCATTTCTTAGGATTTTCGTCTAAATAAAAGATATTCATTTTTTAACTATACAAAGAATTAGACCTACTATTCCTATACAACCTTTATATTTACCTTTATGAACTACAGGCATATGATTACACATAAACGGAATAGCTTTTAGTGGTATAATTTTATTTTTAAATTTTTTTATATTATATTCGTGTACCCATTTATATTCGTAATTCATAACGATTATAAAATATTTTTATTTAGTCATAAATAAAACAAGTAAATAACCTAATAGGAATATAAATATAATTTCATATGCATATAATTCTCTTAATAATTCAATCATTTAAAATAACTTTCTATAATATCATTTACAACATGTTCGTATTTCCAACCGATCCAAATTCCAAAAATTGTACCTAATATAAACCAAATCATGCGTAACAATATATCGTTAATTTAGAAGTACTAGCAGCACCCCATATTTCGTGATCATCTCCTGGAGATAATTCTTTTATATCTTCAATATCATCGATGTCAAACCCATTATTTTCTGTAAAGTATTCTTCAGCATTTTTATCGATCCACTCTACAAAAGGTTTATTATCATTACTATTGTTATTATAACCCCACCAGTAGATTAACATATATTTATTTTTATTCATAAGTCCTTAATATTTTATGCATTTCAGAGACACATAAAGATTCCATATGAGCTTCATAGTCACCATCGTTATTTGTGTTATCGTAGACAAAAACTAAATCAATCGACTTTAAATGATTTTCTAAAGCAATTTTTAATTCATCTTTAGTTTTATGATATAATTTCCAATTATCTGGCTTTTCCATTTTCGTCCCATGTTTGTATTATATTTCCAAAATCTCTATTCAAATGATCTTCTTCAATAGTTTCATCTATGATTTTAACACCGTAATCTTCTTCACAATAATCAGTTTGAATATAAGCTCCCATATCTTTTTCACTATTACATGAAGAAAAGAACTCATCTTTTCTTTCTTTCCAAAGTTTTTTGTCAGTTATTTCTAACTCAAAAGTCGTTGGAACTATTACTTCAACCTTTACTTTTATATTTTTCATTATCTTTCTTTCTTTTTTGTTTTATTCCATAATAAAATAAAACGTTTTAACCAATCTACTTGATCCTCGGTTAAATCATTACGCCATAATTCCGCATCGGCAGAAGCAAGAGGATGTAATTCTTCTCTATCTCCCCAACGATTGTATATAGTCGATAATGTATTTAAACTAATCATTTTCTTTCTTTTTTATAAGCCAGTCCATTACAATTTCTTTTAAATAAAATCTATAATGGTATAGATCATCAAAATATTCTCTATCTTTCTGTCTTATTTTATTACTATTAATTAATTCGTTCAGTTTATCTACAGTAATAAATTTCATTTCTTTTTTTTCTTGTAATTTAAAAAATCAATAACATTTCGTCTTGCGAAATACATATCAAATAATTTTTGTGATTCTTCTAAAAACTTTTGAGGTGTAATAACTTTATAAATTTGAACTATCTCTTTATGAGGATTAAAAGCAGGGTCTTTTTCGTTTTGATGATAAAATTTTTTTGCTGAAACTAATCTTTCAAAAGGACCAATAAAACGAATTGTATTAATTGTACTACCCACCCCTATGAAATAATCAGATTTATTCTCCTTGCTCATCTATTAAAACTACATTTCCAACTATATGAGTTTGTTCTACACGAGTACGATCAATCGTTCCTGGATTTTCATTTTCGTACCAAAACCAATAATCCTGATATGCCTTCGTAGCTTTTTGATTTACTGGTAAATTATGTAAAAGACCTTCTTCGTTAACCCACATCGTATAATTTTTACCATCATATCTTCCTTGAGATTGTTCTATTAAACCACTAACTACTCCTTGAAGATGCTCTAATTCTTCGATAGGTCTTTTTAAATCAGTTTCGATATTTAAACCTGACGACCATATAAAGATATGTTTATAAGTTTTACTCATATTCTTCCTTTCTATGTTAACGAGAGAAAAACCGGGTGGCGATTTTTCTCTCAATTTTAATTTAAATTAATACTTATCAATTTAATACAATATTTTCTTCTCTTTCTCCTAAATTATTAAAAATATTATTATCCACATCTAATTGATATAATTCGCCATTATCATGTTCAAATAGAACTCTTGTTCTATGATCTCTGATTTTAGCATAAAAAAGAATAGGCCAATCTTGATCTTCATGAAATTCATCAAAATTATGTTCTTTAAAATGTCTTGGCCAATTATTTTTTAAAGCAATTTCATTTGCTTCTATTAATTGATCACGTTTTATTATTTTTACTTTCATTATTATCCTTTCTTAAATTAATAATAACTTCTCTTAATAAATAATAATACATCTTGTTCTCACTAAAATTATATAATTTGGTAATAAGGATCAACGGTTCTTTGACTCCATTATCTCGTAAAGCTCTAAATGATTGATAAGCATGATGATTATTCATCATGATCATATAAAATCTTACACTATCGCATTTACTTTTAAATACTCTTACGCCAAAATTGGCATTAGGTTTACGAAGTGGTTTTAATTGTTTTTCTTCTTTCTTATATGTTCTAATTCCAAAAAGATTATTTGCTTCTATAGCAAATCGACTTGTACCATAATCACTTTCTACTATCGCCTGAGCTATTATCATTTCATCAGGTATTCTTTGATTTTTAGGAATATATTGATGATGATAATCTATACATCTTTGAAGTTCAACAATAAATTCTCTATTGTTATTATACTTAAAGACGGGTTCTTTTAAAGTTGCTGAAAAATTTAAATAAATAAAAATAGTCAGCCATAGTAGTATATGGATATATATTAAACCGTGTGAATAAAGAGCTTTAAATGAGCTTTTTTTCATATAATTTATTATTATTTTAAATTTTTAGATTTTTAAGTATACAACTAATGTATAGTAAATTCAGTTTGAAAATTTTCTACGTACTTAGGAATTTCTTTTAGATAAGGTATAACTTCTAAATCAATAAACTCAAAATCTTTCATTTTAGCTTTTAAAAAATTAAACATTCTGTAAGTTCTAGGAAAAAAAGGATCGTTATCAAATTGTGCAAACTCTAGTGTAAGTATCTTATTTGGATTTTTCTTTT